CCGAGCGATTTACGAAGACCCGAAGGCACAAAGGAGGTGCAAACAACAGACAACCCACCACCAAAAATACATTTTCCGCCCTTACCTAGTATCACTTTACCATCGCAAGAAGTCTTAGTCGCTGCATCGGTTACTGCTGTAACTGCTGTAGCAGCTGCGACTGTTACACAACCTGTAATCAATGCGTTGAAAGATAAAATACAAAAGTTCTTACAAGGCAAGATAAACAAATGGAAACAAAACCGCCAGAAAAGAAAGGCATCCTCAGAAAAATCAAAGAGAATGTAGATGACCATGACGAACAGATGCAAATACTAGGAGCCATGGTGCGTCTAGGCGTAGTAATCTGGTCTGGTTTTATCATTACACTAAACTACGTAGAGTTACCTATGGTCAAAAAGACTGGAGCATCATCAGACATCACGTTTGTTGCTTCAATTTTTACGGGAGCCCTAGCCACGTTTGGGCTGTCTACAGGTAACAAAAAGTCAAAAGAAGACAAACCAAAACAATGAAGAAACTAATTCTTCTCTTAGCCCTGTTATCACCCGCAGTAGCAAGAGCTAATACTGTCACACCCCAGTTTACTACAGGGTCTATGAACAGTACGACTACCACAACTCAAACTATAGTAGAGACAGA